CTGATATATAACCATATGTAGTATTATTATCATTAAATTTTATTGAACCTAATGTTGTTGAAGAACCTGCTCCTGCTGTTCCATATTCTAATCTTAGTTCTGCGTCTGTTGCATCAATTGTTCTGACTGTAACTTGTTTTGTTTGTACTAATGCATTGTCTACGGTACCTACAAGTCTTGATAATATACCATCAACAAGTATTGTAGAATCATCTGAATAAACTGATCCAGTTAGTTCTCCGTCTAATGTACCGTTAACTGCTCCACTAAATGTTCCTTTAACTATACTAGCTGATATTTGTCCGTTGACAGCATCAACCAGTAATGTTGAATTATCTGCAAACACTGAACCACTTAGATCACCGTCAAACGTGTTTGCATTAACTGCCGCGGCAGTAATAGTACCTGAAGCACTTAAATTTGTTACTCCGGTAATAGGAAGACTATTCATGTTTAATGAGCCAGTACCCATTACTATTCCTGCTAGATTAGTAACAGTATTTGAATTTGCATTAATATTGCCGGTCATTGTAATGCCAGCTAGGCTCACTGAACTAGTTGGATCCCAACTTGAGCCTCCCCATGCTAGTAATTGATTAGCAGTGGGAGCAGAATTATTTACGTCACTTAGATCACTGATTGTATTATTTGCTAGAATAATTTTACTGTTAACTGCGTCTACAAGTACTGTTGAGTCATCTCCAACAATACTACCTTTGTAATCACCTATGAAGTTAGTTGCAGTCACAGATCCAGTAATATTAATAGTACCGTTACCTGTAATCTGTTTTGTATTTAGATCTAAATTTCCGCCTAGTTGCGGAGTAACGTCCTCAATTAGATCATTCATTCCACTTACAAGGTTTCCACCTAATGTGGTGCCGTCTCCAGCAAACAGTTTTTTGGTATCAGTAGTGTATACTAATTCGCCTTCTGCTGGCGTTACGCCTGTTCTACTAGCATTAGTACCGCGTCTAAGTCTTAAAGCCATTTCTTTTAACTCCTAGTGAATTACTATATGTATTTATACATTTAGCCATCTAAACTTACCTGCGTTTTTTTAAGAAACTTGCTGTTCTACGTTGTATATCTTGCTTTATTCTTTTGGTATCTAACCTAAAGTCAATGTGTTTTATGTTATTTTCATATTCTGCAAAAAGATCAGCCATTGACTTCTCAACGGCTTCCGGACTGTCTTTTAATTTAGACTTTGCAACATCTATATCCCATATTTTTCCATCGCTAAATTGTACACGAACTGAATGAAGATATTTGATTGGCACAACATTTAATTCAACATCTTGAAAAATTTCCGGCCAATGTGATATAACGTCGTCTGGAAGCTTCTTGGTTTTTTTAGGCACTTTCGTTAGCAACTTTTTTCTTCTTGGTAGGCGCTAACTCTTCTGCTTGTTCTCTAAGTTTCTTTGCTTCTTTGAATAATCTATCCGCCTGTGATCGATATCCAGCGGCAATTTGCTCATCACTTAATACACCATCTTGCGGAGCAGTCAAGTTTGCACTTGTTTCCTCTGCGACTGGTGTTGCAGGTGTAGTTGTAGTAGGCTGACTTGGTTTACCAGCATCTGAAACTTCTGCTCTAGGATCTTTTAGAGCTAAATCGTCAATGCTAACACCTTTTTGATCAGCAATAATTTTGTTAAGCTCATCTAACGATACTACAGTTTTATTATCAGGTGTCATTTCAACATCAGATGTTTTAAACTTTACCATCTTTCCTGTTGTGTGGAACCTTGCTAACATATTACTTCCATCTGAAAGTTGTGTTCTAGCCATTACTTCTGCTAGTTCATTAGCACTTTGAGCGGCATTTGATTCAACAAGACTAATCAGAGTATCATGATCAGCCGCTTCTAAGTTTTCAGTTGTTACACATACACACTGATCAGATTCGCCTGGTACAGTTCTATATGCAACTACTAGTTTTCGTTGATTAGTTTTTAATCTTCCTACATGTTTAAGCATTTTTTGCTCCTTCTTGTGCCTTTTGTTGAGCGGCAACGGCTGTTAGAAAGGCTTCTAGTTTAGTATAAACAGTACCTACTACAGTCATTTCGTTTGGTTTAAATGCACCTCTGCCACTTGCAACATCAATGATTTGCTTAAGATTGTTCAAATCGGCAACGGTTAATTCAACTGGGGCTTCTGCTCCTTCTGGTGTAGAAGTTTGTTCTTCTACAGGTGCAACTGCTTCAGCTGGGTTTTCTTTGTCGTCGGTCATACAAGTTTCTCCTTATATTAATAATTATGACTTAATATTTACTTATATTTTAAATGTGGACAAGCTAAAGTGAAATACGATAGCTCTTTAGGTTCTTCGAAACCTACTTTTAAAGACTCTGCCATGTTGTTTGATGTATCAACATGTATTCCTCTTCCAATGTAAAATCTACCTTTAAGGTGACTTTTAATCCATTTACCTATAGTTTGGTCAAGATTATATCTCATAGGAACATGTATATATTCGAAATGAGGAGGCGGATTATTTGGGGTTCTTACACCGAAAAAATCTAAACGATTTGGTTTTTTAATTGTTAATTGCTTCTTCATAATGTGCAGTTATCCCAAATGGTGCTTCAAAGTTCCTATCATGATACCCATGTATAATGAATACAGTATCACAGTACTCTTCATCACCCCAACTATCCCAAGGATAACCATCTGTAAACATAATAAATTTTTTAGGTTGAATGTCGTTTTCTCTCATGTATTTCCAGTTACACATGAAGTCTGTACCACCACCACCTTTTATTTCATAGGTAAGTAAATCATCACTATTGTCTGATGAAAAATCTTGTTCATTATAAACTTTTGTATCGAAACACCATACTTTAATATTAAAGTCTTTGTATTGATCCATAATGCCTTTTAGTTCGGACATCATTTCTTTAGCTTGTTCGTTACCAATAGATCCACTCATGTCAAGTCCAACGGCAATATCGATTGTTTCTTCAAAGTTCATTCCCGGAAGAACTGCACCAATGTGCCAACCCTTACGTGAAGGTCTCATAAAAGTATAGTCGCTTTTTATAACAGATTGTATCTGTTGTTGAATAATTTCTCTCCAATTCATTTTAGGTTCTGTAAGTTCCTTTATCATTCTTTCTATTTCGCCAGGAACGTTACCAGCACCTGCGGCTTGTGCCGCCGCCATCATGCCTTCTTTAATTTCTTCTTTAATCTTACGGATTTGCTCTTTTGAATATTTAGGAGGTCCTTTCTTTTGTTTTCCGTTTGAACCTTTTCCTTGATTGTCACCGTCTTCACCCCAATCAATATGATCGTCTAAAAGTTCACCTAATTGATCTAAATCAATCTTTTCTGCATTTTCATACAAATGGTCATATACTTGTTCTGACGACCAACCTTCGTATTTGTAGTCTTGATAGATAGGTATTTGTGTAACTTTTTCTCCTATCTTTTCTCTAACAAGTAAATTGTTTACAAGGTAGTCACAAGCAATATTATATAACTGCGGATCTCTATCTACTCTACGTTCTAAATGATCAAATGCACAATGTAATATTTCATGTGCAATTACGAATTCAATTTGCTTTTCTGTAAGGGTATTAAAAAATTGTGTATTATAGTATAAGTGTCTGCCGTCTGTTGCCGCAGTAGGACACCAATCATCGCAACTGTCAATTTTTAATCGTGTAGCCATATTGCCAAAGAACGGATGTCTTAGCAAAAGTCCGACTCTTGCTACAATAACTTTATCAAGTACATCTTTTGACATCTTTTCAAAAACTTCAGGATCAATATCTGGATCTGGTTGCCAATTCTTTTTGCCAAGTTTTTCAGGTAAAGTAGATCCTGGAACTGGCATATGATTGACGTCTGCATTTTCTCCCATTATGATATCATTCATTTCTGCTTGAAATTCGCCTTCTGTTTGTGCTATTGTCATATTATGTTCCCTATTCAGTGCCTTATTATGTATATACTATACTATATTTAATGAAAGAAGTCAAGAAAAATGGACATTTTTTGTAAGAGAAATGTCCAAAACTCATATATTATGCCTGTTGTGCTTTGGTAATATATCTACCAAAACGATCATGAAACTCATCAAAACATTTAACTTCATCTGGATCAATTGGAAGAGCATATTGTGTGAGGGCCAACTTTACACCCATAACAACCAATTCAGTTTCAAAGTTATCCATCATAAAACGTAAGAATCTATCGACCATATCGTCAAAGTCTTTATTGTTTTTATCAGATGCTTCTTTAAGTTCATAACAGAGTGAGACCGCTAAGGAATACATGGCACTGATTTCTTTGGTCTGCAACTCTTTTACCTTGCCGGCTAATATGTCGGCTGGGTTAGGCATTTGCGATGCTACCTTACGGTGAGCAACAAACTTGAGAGCTAGGCCTTCGCCTACTGAACCACTAACAAGATCTGTTGTAGTTTCCTCGTCAAGTTCATCTTCAAGCAACTCACTGACAAAACTCCATGAACGTGGAGTGGCAAATGAACGGCTTGGAGATTTTGGATCAAAGTCGTATAGGTCTTTTTTACTAAATTGCAAATAACCTACAACGTCTTTATGAATTTTATTATCGACAGCCCATGCAAACCAGTCATGAAAATCAACTGAAAGTTCTAAGTGGACAAATCTGTTAGCTAGTGGTGCCGGCATTCTATAAACAACACCTTTGTCTGCTTCTCTGTTACCTGCGGCAACAATGTATACATTATCAGGTAGTGTATATGTACCAACACGTCTGTTAAGGATAAGCTGATAAGCCGCCGCCTGTACTGCCGGAGCCGCAGAATTCATTTCGTCTAAGAAAAGAATAATTGCTTTATGTTTCTTAGCCATCTTCTCATTTGGAAGTTCAACAGGTGGTGCCCATTGCATTGTATTATCGTTTGCTGAATAATACGGAATTCCTTTTATATCTGTTGGTTCCCAAAGTGATAGTCGAACATCAATGACGTGTGCTTCGATTGACTCGCCAATTTGGTGAACAATATCTGATTTACCAATGCCAGGAGGTCCCCAAATAAATACGGGCCTCTGTTTATTCATTGCATGTAATATTCTTGATTTTGCGGTATTTGGACCTAGTGTGCGAACTGCTACATTTTCCATTTTGTACTCCTCTATTTTTGTCAGTGCCTAATTTCTAACTATATATACAGTATAGCATCACTAGAATAAAAGTCAACCTTTTGTTTACCAAAAAGTTTAAGATTGTCTTTTCATAGCTTTAACAAGTCCATATTTACGTAAATCTCCTGCGAATAGGTGCAGTTCTAATGACTTCTTTTCGTCTGTTACATATATGGAATTGCTATCAAGATAGTAGGGACAAGTTATAAACTGGTCCAGAAAAATTATAGTTTGTGTTGTAAGAGGTTTATTTTTAGGATAAGGAATAGTATACATTCTTAAATCTAATGTATTTTTTAAAAAATCAAATCCTTGTTCTGTAAGACGTAACCCGCCTGTAGCTTTTGATCTAACATTTTGCCACCACATAGGCATGTGTTCTTTCAGTGTAGCTTCTGTAATACTAATGTTAGCTTGTTTTAAAAAGATTTTTGTATATGTTTCTTTCCAGTTCATTCTTTCACTTCTTCACCTGAAGTTAGCTTTATTACTTTGAAGTCTTTGCAATCAAACATTTCGTTCAATTTTTCAGCCAAGTTATGAGCATGTCCAGGATTGGAAAATGAAACTTTTTTATATTTAGGACCGGGATAATTTGTTAAAGAGTTGGAACTTTTTAAATTAAATGGTTTGTTTTTGTAGAAAACAGCCCATATAGCTTCTGCGTCTAAAACTTGCTCTGCTCTATACGATTTCTTGTCAATAAATTCTAACAATACATTTGGCTTTGGTCTACTCATATACGTTCCTTAGTTATATACGTATATATTTATCTCTTAAAAGCCTCGACCGCCGTCCATTTGTATTTCTATAGGTTGATCTTCTTGGGGATTTTTTTGAATAAGTTTCTCTAAATCGCCGTTTAACCTAGACAAAACTATACCTAAAGTAAATGCAAGTGTTTTCGCTTGAGCAATATCCAGCCGTACTTCATTAGATCTGCTTTGATCTGCACCTTTTACTTGTTTTAAGAACTGTTCTAATGGTGCAGTATTAATTGGTTCTTTTTGCATTTGCTCTTCCTAATGCTTCTCGCATCTCTATTTTTGTTTTAAAAGGTCCTTGATACTGATAAGTTTCTAAAGTAATAAGTTTAGGACAAAAACTTTTTACCCAACCTTTGTCAAACTTAATAATGTAAAATCCTGCACAATATAAACTTTTTGATTTATAGCTTTTTGTAAACAGTGGTAATTTATTTTTTACATCATACAATGGATTGTATGGAACAGTAGTTGTAGGAAATCCGTGACATTCTTTTGCATCTATCACGGTAATTTGCAGTTTATTCCACTTTATTGGTTCTCCTACTGCTACAGTTACATCTCCTTCGCTATCAAAAAATCTAGTACCATTTGAATCACTAAGAAGATACTTTTCATCTGAAAGAGTTAATGTTGCAACCTTTTGTCCGTTTTCTTCTAATATCCAAAACTTGCCATTTACTATTTCTTTTGCAGTTATACTCATTATGTTTCTAACTCCCTTTCTATTAATGCTTCTTTTTGTAGTTGTTTTACTACGTCTTGATCCACACATGAAATCATATGTGGTCTGTAGTCACTTCCAAACTCCTCATATAACCTGTATAAAATTGTTTGTCCGTTAATAGTTGCATATCGCTTACATTCTTCTACTGAACTAAAAGTCGGTTGAGTAAAAACATATGCCATTGGCGGTTCAAACCCTTCTGGTTGACCGTTTAGCAATGCCATTAGTGCTACAATATAAATCGTCATTTGTATCTTCCATTTAATGGTTCAGCATATAGTTGTGCTTGTTCACTTACTCGTTGTAAGTCCCACTTTGCACAGAATTTCATTAGTTTCATGCCTACTTGGGTTACTGCTTTAGGGTTTTCTATAGCATTTTCTACTACATCATTTATAATCGATCTAATGTTGCCAGGTTGTGCAGTTAAGTCACAAAGTATTACGTTACGATTGTAATCATCTAATACACGATGTTCTACACCTTCATGATCTACCCAACGTTGTAACATCATATTATTCCAGTTATAGCCTTTTGTGTCTTTATCATCAAATGCCTCTTGTAAGCCTACTTTGTTTCTTGTGCCTTTTTTACGTACACCGGGATAAGCACTAAACACATTATCGCTAGTAT